CAGTACATCAGGATTGAGTTGAACAACAACACAAAAAAGTATGGTAGTAGTAACAAGATAATAGAAAAATACATAAGGTCATTAGGCTTTAAACTTTTAATGGAGCATTGGCCAGACAAAGTTTTTCATCGTGCATAATACAAATTAAATACTCAAAATGAAAATTTTTATAACAGGTGTCGCAGGATTTTTAGGTTCACACCTAGCAGACTTAATGATATCGGAAGGCCACACTGTCGCTGGTAATGATAACATGATTGGTGGATACACAGATAACATTCCGCAGGATGTAGAATTTCATCAAGTAGACTGTTGTGATCTAGAGAACATGACCAAAGCTATGGAAGGGTGTGACATAGTGTATCACACTGCCGCTACTGCCTATGAAGGGTTGTCTGTGTTCTCGCCAGTTCTTGTTACAAGAAATATTTTTGAAGCATCAGTTACAACTATTACAGCGGCAATAAGAAACAAAGTCAAACGTATTGTGTATTGTTCAAGCATGGCAAGATACGGACACCATGACAAGATGCCATACAAGGAAGATTACGAATGCCGTCCACAGGATCCATATGGTATCGCAAAGAAGGCCGGCGAGGATGTGTTAAGGAATCTATGCGAAACACACGGTGTGGAATATGTTATTGCTGTACCACACAACATAGTTGGACCAAGACAGAAGTACGATGATCCATTTAGAAACGTTATGTCTATCATGCTGAATAGAATGTTACAAGGCAAGCAACCAATTATTTACGGAGACGGAAAACAACAAAGATGTTTCAGTTATATTGACGATTGCTTGTATTGTTTAAATGCACTTGCATTCAACAACAACGTGGTCGGCGAAGTGATTAATATTGGACCAGACGAAGAACCCATAACAATCAATGAGTTAGCAGAAGCTTGTGCTAACGAAACAGGAATTAATCTAGACCCGATACACCATAAAGACAGACCTAAAGAAGTCAAACTAGCAGTATGTTCATCAGACAAAGCAAGAGACTTGTTAGGTTACAGCACAGCAACGGACATGAGAACGTCTGTTAGAAAGACTGCTGAATACATTAGATCCAGAGGTACTAAAAAATTCCAATATCATTTACCTTTAGAAATTATAAATGATAAGACCCCGGATACTTGGAAGAATAAATTGATATGATTTCTTTTTGTTGTCCCTCTAGAGGCAGACCCAACCTAGCAAAGAGATTGGTTGATACTGCTACAGAAACACAAAAAGGTAATACTGAATTTCTATTTTATCTCAACGACGACGATGCAAAACTAGAAGAATACAAAGACTTACTTGATGAAAAATATTATACAATAGGTCCTAACCAGTCTACTTGCTATAGTTGGAATCTAATGTGTGACAAAGCAAGTAATGATGTTGTTATGTTAATGGGCGATGACGTACAAGTCAAAACTAAAGATTGGGATCAATTGATAGTAGATGAGATTAACAAATATGATGATAAGATATTAATGGTTGTACCTAGTGATGGTCGAATAAAGGGCAACAAAAATGTTAGTAGTACAGCAACACTCTGGCCTGACAAACCGTTACCAGCGGCACATTTTGCAGTACACAAAAACTGGACAAATACTTTAGGATATCTTGCCCCTGTATTTTTTTGGCATTGGCATGTTGATTCATACACACAAAAAGTTGCAAGGAATCTTAATAGATGTCTTTATCTTCCAAGCATAGAATTTAAAGCAAAAAAGATCATGGATGATAATGCAGGAAAGCAAATTCGTAAAAATTTGAATATTCGTGAGAGAGATGGATTCGTTTGGACAAAAGTAAGAAGCAGGCATTTGCAATCCGATGTGAATGCGTTACAGAGTTTTATTAAATCTTTTTAATATATTATTGTAGTCCTCTTGACTCATGTCTAGTTGTACTAAAGGACTTCTAATATATTTCCTTGTGGTATGCACAAATTTAATATCCTTTGATCTAGAGATCAAGAATGTGTTGGGTTTGTATCTTATCTGTTTGCCTTTTATGTGTATATAAGATGCAGTTTGGTCGCTTCTTTCCTTAAAGAACCAAAGCCAAATAATGTCTTTGCTGAAATCAATATCTGAGACACCTTCTCTGAAATAACAATTTACTTCATACTTCTTACGGAAGTCTTGCCATGCTGGGTGATTTAAATCTTTTTGATTCTCGTATAATCTATCGTATGTATTTGTGTTAATTAAAGTAGTGATACAGATGTGTTCTACAGGTTGATCAAAATAGTGATCTAATTTTAATTTGTTCCAGTCTATCATGCACTGAACAGGTTGATGACTTCTTTCTTCCAATCGTCGGAATACTCGCAATCTCTGTAACCATCAAACCAAGGTCCGCCCTCCGTGTAGTGTAGTATTTTTGGTACACCGTCTTTGGGTTCTTTGTACCAACCAACTAACCAGTTGTAGTTGTGTGGCAGGGATCCAATATCTGAATCTTCCAGCCAGCTAAACCTATGCAGGAATTTTGGTGTTTGTTTGTTTAAGAAGTCTGGTGTAAGTATTTGATTCTTAGGATGTCCACAGTTCCAAAGTACCATACTACTCCAGTTCTTTCTTGGATATGCTGTCTGTACTTGTCCGTCCATCTTAATTGATCCTTCTTCGGGAGTGTAGTCATGTTGTACACATACCACTGCTTTCGAATCATCACAGTATTGTTCTAATTCCTTTGCAGGTATCTTCCATAGGAAATCGCAGTCACAAAATACCGCCCACCCTTTGTAGTTGTTAAGGTGAGGCACAAAAAATCTTGTAAATGTAAATTCTGTTGTTGCAAGTTTGTCCACTTCACGTGTGTATATGCCCTGCTGTCTCATCTCGTTCTGTTTTAGTGGTTGTATTTCTGCATCGGGGTCTCTGCGTTTGATCGAGTGCTCACACACCTGGTACGAAATGTCTTCTCTTGAATCCCAGCCTACGTATATTTTCATTTTTTCCCTAATACTATTTCACGTATTTGTTTCCAATTACTTACACGGATAACCTCTGGGTGTTCAAAGTCTCGATTGTATGGATGGTCTACTAATATAGGCTTTAAACCGTATTTGAGCCCCAGTACAGCGTTCTTAGGCTTGTCCTCGATCCAATATAGCCCGGTGTCGTGGAAGTCTGCCAATGCTGAATTTTTGTCTGCTCCTGTACCTAGTATATGGTAATTTTTAAAAATATGATCTCCAAACAGTTCGCCTAATCTCTTCTTACGTAGCTCTTGTCCTGGTATGTCTGATGTTTGTGACGTTATAGGTATGAATGTCCAACCCTCTGCCGCGAGTAGTTTAACCCATGTTTGTGATTCTAACATTGGTCTCTGTGTACCCATCCAAGCACTCCTATTGAACTCTCTAATTTCTTGTCTAATTATATCCTTACTCACCCCATACCTGTTGGCCATTTCGTAGTCATTATACATGTCTGGTAACTGTTTGTATGGATAGTATCTTACACCTTTGTCATCAAAGTAAGATCGCAACGACATCCATTTTGAGAAATGGTGTTCCCATTCCAACAGTACTCCATCAACGTCTGTAAGTATTACTCTATTTGATATCGGCATCTTCCATTCCTGCTACTCTCAGTTTGACAATATTTGTTATCTGCCATTGTTTCTGATCTAGCCCTTTGGTGATGCCCAACCATTGATTCCTTATCAATGCAAAGTCGTTTATGATCTTGTCCATGTCCACAACATCGTCCTCGCCGTCAACATACTTCTCTGCATCTCTGCTTGATAATGCTCTGTTGTAGTTTTCTAGATACTTTCTAAAAGTTTTAGATCTTAATCTTCTTAATTCAATGTTTAGATATTCTAGTATTGCTTCTAGCTGTTGTAGTTGGCTAAATCTTTCTTCTACTATTCCGGGTAGTGAAGCACTAGCTCTTTCGAGATTGCCAAATATTTTGCACTGCTTCTTTGCTTCTAATAATTCGTTATCAAAGTATGCTACGCAATCTGGTATCTTGTCTAGGTTTCTACTTACTTCGTTGTACCAGTTTATCATTCATCGTCGCCGTATCCGTCTTCGTCAACTTCGTCCTCTTCGAACACAGTATTAATGGCTTCCTCTAGTTTTGGATCGTATTCTGCAGACGCTTTTAGTTCGTCATGCTCTACACCGATATCTTCTAAACTCTTGATGAAGTCAATAGCCATGTCCAATTTCTGTCTTTCAGGGACGTAGTGTATAATCGAATTCCACAAACGTTCAATGTCTTCGTGTGTAAAGTCTATCATCTATTTCTCTTCTTTAATTGGTTCTGCTTTTTTAGTTTTTATTTTAGCTACTGGCTCTTCTTCTTTTACAGCAAAATCTGTAGACTCTGTGAAGTCTGCCATTAGCATATCTAATTTATCACCAATCCATTGTTTTCTGAAGTCGATATGTTCTTTACCTGTTTTGTCAATGTATTTCAGTCTATTTCCTTGTTGTACTAGTACACCTTTTTTCTCAAATAAGTCAACTAGTCCACTGTATGGGTTCATTCCTGTTTCATACGGAATCTTAACCTGTACTGATTCAAACGGTTTAGAGTATCTTGTTTTCATAACTTTACAAGCGGCTCTTATACCTCTCACATCTGTAACTTTATTTCCATCTAGATCTTCTTTTAATTTAAGTTTCTTCATTGCAATAACAATCGAACTTGCATAGATAAATCCTTGTCCACCTGATATTTTGTCATCTGGATCAAACATGTCCTGTGATGCATATGTATGATTTGTTGCTATAAGTCCTACGTTCCATGAACCAAACATGTTCACACAGTTTCTCACAAGTGCTGTCAATGCCTTGGGTTTTCTACCTAGATCACCTTTCATGTCACCTGCTTCAAACTGATTTACGTCAGTTGGTGTAAGCATCATACCTAAACTATCTATAACGAAAAGAACTTTTGGAGCACCTTCTTTATCTTCCGAGTGTTGCTCTTTGTACCCTTTCATGAACTCTGAAATAGTTTTTGCAACGTCATCGATCATCGATATACTTAACTTTAGAAGTTTATCCTCTGATGTGTCTACTTTCAATGCCTGTAACCATTTCTCATCCAATGCATTCTCTGTGTCGATCAGTATAACAAATATACCTTGATCCTGTGCATTCTTGATAATGTTTCCTGATGCTATGTAAGATTTACCTGCTCCTGATTCTCCTGCAAGTACTGTTACCTTACCTAATGGAATTCCTTTGTTGAAATCGCCAGTCATCAAATAATTCAATGCATAATTTCCTGTTGAGATCCAATCTGTGGGATCACTAAATCCTATGCCTAAGCCTTGGATTGATTTTGTAATACTCTTTCTAAACTTTGTTGCGTCAAATACTTTTGTCATAATTTTTATCCTTTGTGTAATCTATTTTAACATACCTAGGCCCTAACGTCAATATCAGGGCCTTGGTAAAATGTCAGATTATTTTGCTTGTCTTGATCTAATCAACTTCAGGATGTCTTCTGCTC